TACCCAGAGCCATCCAAATAAGAATAGGAAAATATTAAAGCACGACAGACATTTCGCCAATCCCTGCCATAAATATCCCATATAGAATTTATCGAATCCAAAACATCCTAAGAATATGGCTAGAAACGCATAAAGTAAATACGATTTACGCGCGCTAAATCCTCCCGTTTGCGGTTTAAATAAATTTGGCTCTAAAAATGCGCCATATCCGATACCACGTATCCAGTCGAACGGTGACGATAATCCTTCTTTACGAATTTTCGCACCGTCGCTAGCTATTTGTATGATATCCCAGAAATACCATAATCCGAGTCCGAATATATTGACGATAAATTTCTTGAATCCTGTTTCAAAACTACGTAAATAGAAGTGGTCTAGACCGAAAAATCCGAATAAGACCGATAGTACAATAAATACATAGTAATTGCGATCTGGATGTCCGCCCCACATATGTACGTTACTGATGTGTGGCGGACCGTGCTCTTGTGCCGGCTGCGACTGTTCTGTTGCCATCTCTACCGTGAAGCACCGAATTTAGAAGAAGGATTTAGACCGTAAATAGCACGCCGCCAATACCGGCTACGATGCGTAAAATATTGTAATTGGTCGCATATACAGTAATACCGGAATTGACCGACGCAACCTGAGGATTCATCTGTGTCTGTAGTACGATGGAATCCAACCGACTTCCGTTACACGATCCCTGCGGTTGCGCCGCCTCCGGGGCTAGACTAAACGAATATACGTAAATGAATTCGTTGGGAATCGCAGTATGTCTCTGGTAAGGCTGCATAAGACGGAAATATTGGGCGCTCTGTTCTTCAAACCGATCGTATCCATCCAATTGAATGAGCGCAGTCGCAATCAAATCCAGATTGGGAATACCGTACTCATTCAACATTCGGCTACCGTAATTAAACCATTCGTGCGCCATCATCATACGATCCTGATTGACAACCCAAATCATTTCCTTCATCGGATGATTGAACGTTAGAGGTACATTCGCGATACGAGATTTCGCCGGAATGGAAAATCGTTTCTGCTGTTGGACCTGCTCAATCAAATATTCATGCTTCGAACTCACGAATCGCCGACGTTCTTCTACATCAAGATAGATGTAGTCGCCCCATAGCGTCATATCTGTAATAATCGGCGGGGCTGCGATAGGCGACGGACATTCGTTCGCTCCTGAAAGCACCGATTGCTCTAATCCGGACGAAAACACCATATCGTAACCATTATTCAATTTAATGTAAATTTTGATTGGCGTCGCCTGTAGCGCAATAAGCGGAAGCGCAAGACCAGGATTCTTACAAAACCAGAAATACAACGGCACAAAAAGATGGAGCGGACCTTTCTGGGTTGTATCGTTATACACTTCTTGGATACCTGTCATAAAATTCACACCCGCTCGTTTTGATCCCGGTGTCGTCAGTTGTGTCCAAAGATACATAAACTCTCCATAGTGCCGATCAATCTCCTGCTGTCCAATCCAGATACTGATATAATCAATCATCGCAAATCCTACACCATTGACCCAGCTCACCGAGTTTTGTAATGTCGCGTAATCAGTAGGCTTTTCTGTGACGACTCCGTCGGGTGGAGTCGCCACTGGCCCGGCCGGCGTAATTTCGGGTAGCTGTATTTCAAGATATAACTGACTGAGTAAATCACCGCTTCTCGGAATAGTCACGCTGACCAGTTTATTGAATGCTACTGCTGTATCAAACGGAATTCGCTGAGTCTCTATGCTAAAGTTTGTATAACGTACATATACTTGCTTAAAAAACGTCATCTGTGGATTTCCGGAAAGATAGATATCTTGGCGGCCAGTCGCCACCAATTGTAAAAGTCCTCCTGAATTGGACATACTTCTACTCTTCCTATCTTTGTTTTTCACATCTTTATACCGTCCCGAAGAAGTCAGATTCACAGTATCTTACGTCATTTGGTGCGACCTAATTTCACATCAGACCATAGAATGGCGTTTACCACAACGCAATCATTAGATAATGTATTGCTTCGGAATATTTCATTCCGAACTACGGCCAATAATGCTATCTCGTCGACGTACGGTCTGTACGCGAACGGTCAAGGACAAACGTACTGGAGTAATACCGTGAGTCCTCGGAATTTATCAACTCTGAGTACAAGTTTATCCCTTGCCGTCATCGATTTGAGCACTACGATATCTACTACGAACGCAAATACGAACGCGAATTTGAGTAGTATTGTAACTACGCTAGGAATTCAAAGTACGCAAATTTCGACTCTTAATTATGCGCTACTATCTAGTGTCAATTCGCTAGTACTCGTGGATCAGTCATTGTCAAATGCAGTTATTTCGCTTTCCAACCGATACTTCGCGTTAAGTAATAGTTTAGCATTGCGCGTCGATAACATTTACACGAGTACCGTGAATATGTTTTATAGTACTTTGTACGGATATAGCTCGTTTTCCACGTTCTACACGGACATAGCCGCTGTACAAAGTTCCGTAAATACGAGTGTATCTTCGCTAAGTACGGCTTTATACTTACAAAATATAAGTACTTATAACTCGCTTACCAGCAATTATAGACTCGCCGACTCATTGCTTGCCGTTTCAACAACAAATTACATCAATCAGCAAATTTCGAGCCTTTCGAGCGTCATTGCTACCGGCGCGAATTTGAGTTCGTTTAGTTCCATTATCACGCAACAATTATTAAGTACTTCGGCAGGAAATATATCGAATATTGTAAGTGCGGGTACAGTTCTTACGGCAAAAGTCAGTACTATTTACAACTCGTCAATTAAATATTTAGAAAGTACCAATGTTACCAATACTTCCAACATTTCGTCTCTTCTCAATCTCAGTACGCAGTTATCGACAATCAGTCATTACTGGATTTCGAGTTTTGTCAGTACAAACGATTATTATCAAAATTTAACTATCAATAGTAATTTATCGAACCTTAGTACGAGTGTTAGTTCGATATGGGCGTCCTCGTTGTTACTGACCTACGCGTTTTCAACGATCTCGTCCATTTATAAGACGGATTTTACAAATCAGCAATCGACGAATGCCGGAGTACAAAGCGATATTTCGTCGTTACAGCGAGAGTTTAGTATTCTGACCACCAGTTCTATTTTAGCCAATGTGTATGATACATTTAATTTATTAGCAGAACAAACATCAACCTTGGTTAATAGTACTATTCTAACGACTGCCGTATTTCAACAAAACCTGTACTACTCGACAACCCTCCAAAATACATCAATATCGAAAAGTTATTTCAATTTCTATGTGAGTACATTATACGCATCAACCTTGAGTACATTGATACCAAGTACCTTTTCGTATATGAGTACCTTGGTATCTACCTTATACAGCACGGGAGTATTCTATTTAGTATCGACCCTCGGCTCCACTAGCCAGGCTATTACGAATCAGTTTCTTTCCACAACATCGTCACTTACCAATAGTATAATTTTATCAACGCAAGATGTCGCGAATTCCAGTATTCTCGGATACGTTTTATTACCTACGGCGGATGCGTTATCGTCGTTTTCTACGTCAGCGGCTAGCCAATTATCTACGTTTTCGACGACCGGTATGTATCAGTTATCGACGCAAAGTTCTCTATTTAACACTTTATATACATCGACCGCACTACTATATATATCGACGGCGAATCTCTATACCTCATTCAGTAGTTTTTATACAACCAGCATAGTACAAGCGGGCACTTTATTTTCTACATTCTCAACACAATCGTATCAGTTGCTATCGACGCAAAACGCGCAGTTCAATTCAACCATCGCTGTATATCCTCTACTACTGAGTACAGCGGTAGGAAGCACGAATGTAGTTATAGCCAGTACAACTCTGGCGGGCGCGAACGCGACACTCACAGCGATTGAAGTCTCAACCCTGGCTGCGTATAATGTGTATGCGTCCTCTCTGCTGGCCGCGGCATCGTCCATTGGATTATCTACACTTTATACAGTACAAAATGTAAATATAGCCGGTTCTAACTTTAACGCATATCTAGATATGGCTACGTACCGCAATTTCAATGTGAATGTATATAATCTCAGCAACGGCGACTACCAACTCAATTATGATCCGAATGTACTGGCGTTCCTCGATTATCGTCGTGGAGTGATCACTCTCAATATTAGTACGGTCGGCCAATCCTCTATAACAAATCTACTTCGTTTCAATGTGTATCGGTGGGGCATGCCGACCACCATCTTTGGCAATATTTATCCTTATATCAGCAACGCCGATTACAGCCTACAATATGAATATACTATCATCAATCGTATGATATATACGAATTTACTGAATGTATTTCCGCGTCTTGCTATCCGAAATGCTCAAATTATTCCAATCACTCGGAATGTGAAAATTAGCGGCAATTTGTCAAGTAATTATTTCTGGCGTGGAACGCCGATTCAGATAAGTTGGTCCAATTACAGTTTCTTTCCGTTTGGCCAAGTCGGCGCGCCTCCGTTCAATCCTGAAATCGAAGTGGATGTGGTTGTGAATGGAAGCGTTGTACAGCAGTATTTTATACCATTTACACAATCATCGATTACGATACAGGCTCCATATCTCAAAAATCAAACGAATCCTCTAATTACGACCTCCGTCAGATCTTTTATTGTAGGCGACGTCAATAATGTTCAGACAAATTCGTTTGTCACTGTACTTCCAACATTTGATTATATGTATGTTCGTTCGCCTGGATATCCTGCTGGTACTGGCTTTGTGGGCGGTCAAGAACTTGTGAGTGTGAGTGATAGTGGAAGATTTGCTCTTTCCGGAATCAATCCGAATACTTATACAACAAATTCTTCGAATTACAAGAGTTTTAACAATAATTCGAATTACGGCGCGTATAATTTCCTCAACGGATTACTCAATAGCGCCGGTGCGAGAGGATATACGCCTTCGACAATCACGGTTGGACCTTCCAATGTAGTTGGACAATTTCAAGAAACGTCTCTCAATAGCGGATATCCTGATTTCTACATCAATCTACCTGGTTACTTCGCACCCTTGAATCGGCTTCAAACATTCAATTCCCAGATCACCTTTACTATCAACAATGTGACGGACTCGTACTCATTCCTTGCTCAAAATATTATACAACAGACTGGCGGATTATACCGTATATTGAATAGCAATATTTCCAAGACGTCGAATACCTTTACGAGTGGTGCGGCCAATATATCTTATACCTACTCGCCTGTGCTGGCAATTTCGAGTTTCACCGGATTTACAGCAAGTACGTTTGTAGGACCGACGTCCGCCGGTAATCCGGATCCTACCGTTTTAGTAGAAATACCAAATATAGGTTTGACTTATTACAATGATCCAGTCAGTACTCTTACGTTTTATAACGTCATAAATGGACCGATTACTTCCAATCAAACGGCGGGTATGACGATTGAAGGTCTTGTACTCATTGGCGGACTACAATATTCAAGTACATTTACTGTCACGAACCAAACGTCGGCACAAATATTCCGCATTTAGCCTTCGTTTGGCCTAAACATTCCTACTGGCTTTTATGTATAGAAATGATTGCGCATCATCCGATTACGGGTCAGCCTATTCATATTCTTCGTACAGAAACTCAATTGTCGGTGGATCAGAAAACTCTTGTATGGCTGCGCGCATCCTTTCAAGAGAGTACGCTATGGAATCGTTGGCATACCGTTATTTCCGAACTCGGTGCGCTGTCAGTATGCGATACAACGAAACTTTCCGCGATTATTCTAACGGCGGATTCGGATATCGATGCGTGGTGCGCCGCGCTCCAATCACAATCCAACGACCAACTTCTGTTGCTGGCTCCCGCCTCGGTAGTTACGTCGCTTGAACGAAAGAAATGCCAATTTCCTATGGAGCGAACCCTGATTTGGGAAGATCTCTACGAAAACTATCCGTTTCTCGGAGAACCGCTCGTAGGAACCGATTCCGTTGAAAAAGTTGTACTTGCGTTATCGCATATTCTACGTATGAATCGAATTGTATGGTCTTCCGATGCGTCGCGCGACGCGATGCCGTTTGGCGTGAAGGCGTGCTACGATGCGTGGGTACGAACGTGCGCGGGATCAATACAGACTATCGCGGCAGATAGCGACGATTCATGTATTCCGCGCCTATGGCTTATCCAACAATACTTTAAGCATAGTTCGCATAAACGGGTGCGTGAGATTACGACGTGTCTGGAAAAGAATATTGCGTGTCCGTACGTCGATCATATTCTATTGCTGAACGAAAAAGAATATACCGACATTCCCGTATCATCTAAAATTCAGACGGTGATTATGAATCATCGTTTGACCTATAAAGATGCCTTTCAAGCGATTGTCGATTATGTTCCGAAAGGCGATTTTGTTGCGTTTGCGAATGCGGATATTTACTTCAACGATACTCTAGAATATTTATGGAAACTGAAACTCGGCGAGTCGCGTATGTTTCTAGCGTTGCTCCGATGGGAAGGCGATTCCGATCCTCCGCGGATTTTTGGTCCGCGGGCGGATTCGCAGGATACGTGGATTCTTGCGCGAGACGCCGTTGATTTTGTCGCGACCGACGAAGAATTCGGATTCGCGTTCGGAAAAGGCGGTTGCGATAACGCGCTCGCGCTTATTATGATGCGTCGTAAATTCCTCGTCGCCAATCCTGCGTACAGTATAAAAACCATTCATCTCCACAGTTCCAACATCCGAACGTACGATCCGAAAGATATTATTTACCGACCGCATTATTTGTATTTGGATCCGACGGCGATTCACAGTTGCCGTATCGAGAAGAATCTTGGAGCCTATATTTCCAACGATGTGAAACGTGCGTGGTCGGCGCAATATCTAGGCGAATCCTTTTCGCGTCCGATTCTCGGAGTCA